AGCGGTTAGACGCCGCCGTGGTCGTGACACGCGAAGCCGCGTTGTCCCAGAACACGCGAACGCCGACGTTGATGGTGCCCGTCGCCTTCCGCATCGTCACGACGCCGGAAGTCTGGAACTCACACAGCGCGCCGGACGAAGCGTCACGAAGCGCGATGCCCACCAGATCGCCGATCAGCACCGCCTGACCGGAAGTCACGTTCGAAGGCGCCGGCAGCGTCACTACGTCGCCGGCCTGATTGTAGTTACGCATCACAGAGCCCTTTCATGGCCAAAGGTGGAAGCGCGGGCAGCATCACGCCGCCCGCGCTAATCAGATCAGGTCGGAGCCGCGCCCGGGTTGAACCAGCCGCCGCGATAGTCGATCGCACCGACGCCGAAGTCGTGGACAACCTCGACCGCGATGCCATCGGTTCCGGGAACGTACTGCTGAACCCGGATCATCGGCGCAGTCTGGCCGTTGACGTAGCCGTAGACGTAGACCGGGGCGAGCGCCGCATCCGCGAACAGATACCAGCGATTGTCCGGAATGTTGGCGTCCGAGACCACGACGTAGGAGCCGGCGAAGACGTTGATCTTCGATGCCACGTCAGGCGCGGCAACCTGGTTGGCAAACTGCGCCGCGATGAACTGCTGCGCGGGCGAGCATACCAGATAACGAGGCCGCAGATTGAGGCGCAGCCCGTCAAGGCTGGTCTTCGTCTGGATCGCGTTGAAGCCCGCCGTCAGCGCGACCAGAGAGATGGTCGTGCTGGAGCCGGACTTGTTGAGACGCGCGGCGGCTGTGCCGAACACGGCCGCCGAACCCTCCGCCAGCGTCGGGCCGTCGCCGGAAGCTGTGTTGACCAGCGAATACGCCAGGAAGTTTTCATAGTCCGCGACCCGGCGGCCGATCATCGAGGCGAAGTCAATGAAGGCGCCAAGATCATCGTTGACGAGCATTTGGCGCGTCACTCGCACCTGCCGCGCATAGGTCGCAGGCGTCACGATCTCGCGCTTCTCGCTGATCGTGCCTGCCGTGATCTCGCCGCTCTCGTTGACCTGAGCCAGCGCCGGGAAGTCGCCCGCCGTCAGGAACCGATGCGCGCGGAAGTCCGCGAAGTCACGGCGCCCCATCCACGCGCGATAAGACGGCTCCGCCAGAGCGTAGCCGGCCTCCAGCATCTTGTTGCCGGAGAGTTCCAGCAGCAGCGGGAAGTCCGAAGTCGTGTGAAACGAACGCTCGATCAGTTTCGCGCGATCGCGCGGAGACACACGCTCGCCGCGCGCGTTCGCCAGTTCGATCAGCATGTCGGACGGACGAAGCCCGGCGAAGTCGCGGAAGCGCTCGTTCTTGGCCTGATAGCCCGGCATCGCGCGAACCGCGAGCGCATCGGCCATCGCGTCCGCGATCTTCGCCGGATCGTCGCCGCTCTCGCCCATGCGAACGATGGTGCCAGTCGGACCGGGCCGAACCGGCTCGGCAAGCTTGGCCTCCATCATACGCGCGCCGAGGTCCTTCGACGTGCTGCCCGCCTCGATCGCCTCACGCTCGAAAGCGTCAAGCCGATCCTGCGGAAAGAGATGCTGACGGGCAGCCGCCGTCACAACCGAACGGATTTCCGCGATGCGCGCGCGCTCAGCCGCGCGAACCTCGGCAGTCACATCATGCGTAGGCAGGGCCGGCGTCTCCGGCACCTGCGGTGCGTTTTCGGCCATCTGGCCCTCCTTGTCATGGTCTTGATCGCCAGCGTCGCCCGCATCGTCTGCGGACATCTCGGCCGCGCGAACCTGCGCGCTGGCATCGGCCGGAATAGGAACAAGCGAAATCTCGGCAGGCTGCCACCGGACAGCGCGCTTGAAGCGCTTGCCGTCCTTGTCCTTGCCTTCCTCCCACTTCATCACGTCATAGCCGACGCTGATGTTGCGAAGAATGCCATCGCGAATATCTCGCAGGATCGGCTGAACCTCGGCGCGATCGGAAAACCGCAACACCGCGCGACCCTCGCCGCCTTCGATCCACGCGCGCTCAACCACGCCAAGCACGGAAGACAACGACCATGCATCGTGACTGTTGAGCACCGGCGCGCCGTTGCTCAGGCGCGACATATCTACCGCGCCCGCATCCATCGAGAGCCGCTCGATATACTCGCCGTCCCAATCGCGCCGCCGAACGTCCGCGCCGGTTGACCAAACCACCTCAACCGTCCGCGCATCTTCGTCGTAAGTGGCCGGCGCAAAACGCGCGCTAAGCCACGATGCGCGAGCCTCGCGCGTCTCCGTCATGCTGTGATGCTCCCTGCTATGCCGAGGCCGAACCGTTGCCGGCCGCGCCCGTCGCGCCGATTTCCACCGCCGCATTCTGCGCCGCGTCCTGCGCCGCGCCCGTCTTCGCCACGCGGCGCGGATCAGTATCGAGGATCAACCCCGCATCGTCCGCCGCCGCATTGGCCTCCGCGATCTTCGCCATCACGTCGGCGAAGTCATAGCCAAACATGCCCGGCCCATCCTGCGGCGGGACAAAGCCGGCTCTGATCTGCGCGATCAACGCCATCGTGTCTTTCATCGGATCGACCATCTCGGGCGCAGGCGGAACGTGCGATATCTCGCCCGGTTCATCGCCCCACAAACCGAACAAGACGCCCTGATCGTGGAACCGATCGGCAACCCGCTGGATCAATCGCGGGATCACGAGCGTATATTGCACCTGCTCCAAGAGCCGACGAAACTCAATCTTGCCCGCGCGAAGGCTGGAATAGTTCGCTTGGCTCAGATCGCCCGATGCTTGATCATACGTCAGCCCGGTGCCAACTGCCGCCGCCTCAAGCGTGCGTTTGGCAAAACCAAGATGCGTCCCGCCGCCACTCGGGGCGATGGTGTCCACCGCTCCCGCATCGCGACGGTAGAGGATCAAGCCCGGCTGAATATCCTCAACCGGATTGCCCGCCGCATCCCGCAGAAGGTGCGCCCCATCCTCGCCCGCAATCGGCTGGCTATCGTCGCCGCCACTCACAATGACAGACAAGCAGGCTTCAATCTCTGCCTTCCGCAGCAACGCCGCCTCGTATTGCCCAAGGTCTTTCAGCATCCACAGGACCGGGGCCAGCCAAGACACGTCCCGCACCTGCCCGGGGCGTCGGCGGCGGTAGAGGTGGATAATCTCCGACGCCGGAACACGCTCCACCTTGTTCGCTACCAGCGTGCCAGGCCAATCGTCGTAGTCGGCTTTGATCCAGTAAGCGACCGGCTCGCCGCCCGGCGCAATCTCAACACCCTGCAAGATCCGGTTAGGACCGTTCATCCCGACGCGAGTGGTATCGAGTAGGTCCGCCTCCATCACGTGAAGCTTGAGCCCGACCGGATTATCCCGCGTCGGTCGCGTGCGGCGAAACCGGATCAGCGCCTCGCCACTCTCGACCATGGCGCGGAACGCCAGCGCCTGAACGCCCGCCCAATCCTGCGTACCCTCGGCGTCAACGGTGATGGACCGCGACCACCGCTGCCACGCCGCCGCATGCGCGCCATCGGACCACCGCGTGGTAATCCCGGTGCCGATGGCGTTTGCAGTCCACAAGTCCACAATGCGCGCGGCATAAGGATTATTCCGCACCGCGTCCCGCGCGCGATCAACAATAAGCTGCTGACCGATGGCAGTAGTCCGCCTAGGGCCGCCCGAAACGGGACGCCACATAGGACGCCCGGCGGGATTACGCCCTGCCGCATACGCCTGCCCAAACGCGCGGACAGCCGATCGAACGCGATCGAAGAAACTCATGCGAAGCCGTCCGACACACGCGCGACCGAATAGGACGGCCGCCGCATGTCCGCATTGCTGGCACCGTAGAGCGCATTCAACACGGCACCCATTTCGGACACGCTGCGATATTCCACCGTCCGCCCGTCCACGGTGACGCGTGAGGTCCCGGACAAATACGCCGCCGCCAGCACCGCCGCTTGGCTGCCCGCAGGCTGCGCCGCAGCCCAGGCAAGAACGCTCGGGTTCATCGTCTCGCCTCCTGCATCACCATGCCGTTCCCGCCGACCACCTAGGCCGGAATGCGGGCCGCGCCGCCGGCACTACTGGCCGCGCAGCCTCGGGAGGCATGGGCCGCTGTTCCTCTGCCTCATCCTCGCGCCGCACTGGCTGCAATGCTGGAGCCGCCGCACGGCGCGTCCAAAACCGTTCGCCATACCGATCGGCGCCAAGCAGCCAAAGCGCCGCACG